CGCTAGATGGAGCGTCTGCGAGCATGAAGCCAACTCTGGCTCCACTCGCACCCCCGAGAGCGCCGCCGGCCGCGGCGGCTACGTACTTGAGAGCCTTTGACTTGAAAAGGTTGTCAAGATTTCTGGCAGCGCCTTCGAAGAAGTTCCCAACGTTGTCGAGAACTGAGGCGTTGCCCTCCCTAACAACTGGGATGCTAGGGGGTGGAGCTCGTGCAAAAGAGTACGAGGCGTCCGCGTCGGGGGGGATCAACTCGTAGTGATAGTAAGAGTAGATCTTAGCCACCGAGGTAGAAGGTGTGCCGTCTGCGATGCTAACTTGCACCACCTGCCAGCCTGGGTTGTACCAGTTACCGACGGTGGTGGAGTTTTCAGCGGGATTGAAGTCCCGGGACATGTCACCCAGAGGCATGGGGATGATAAACATGTCCTTATCGATGAGCCTGGAGAGAGGCTGGTCGTAGGCCGCGTCAGCCAAGACGGTGGCTAGGCTGATCGAGGACAGAGTCGTGCCATAAAGAGGCGAGAAGAGCTTGACGTTCAAGTTGCCTGCGGCGTTCATGGCGCTCTGCGAGGCATTGATCTTCAAACCCCAGCTCGTCAACCTCCATCTGGCTGCGGTTGGGGGGGTCGCTTGCTCAACCATCGTGCCGTACGCGGCGACGTAGCCAGAGACGACGCCCAGAGCATAGTTGTGAGCGTAACCAGGAAGATAAAGATAAGCAGCGCAACCGGCAGTGTCAGTGACGAGGGTGAGAGGGGCGTTAACAACGTCGTAGGTGATTGACTTGGTGAAGCTGTTGTCAGGCCATCTAGCCCCAATTGCCTCGTCGCAGAAGGGGTTTGAGACTCCGCAGATACCCTTCGCGAAGCCCACGACACGGTTGTTGAGGTGTGCGCCGCCCCTCGGGGCGGCATAGCTGCGCTGACGAGCTGCGATGTACTGCTCGTATGTGGGTAGGGAGCTGCCGCCTTTCTTCTTCTTGCCTCGTTTCGGCTGAGCCTTCTTGCCCCCCTTCTTTTTGGCGTACGGCTCATAAACAGGTGTGTCGACGGGAACGCGCAGCGAGATTTGTGAAAACATATCGTTGAGGATTATTTTCATCTCCGGCCGGACGGCGAAGACGATGTTCACAAGTGCCCGGAAGTCCGCATGATCAGCGAACTCCCTACAAAATGCTTGAAAACGGCACGCCTCGATCACCTCCGGTACCAGAAGCGCAAACAAAGACTTGTAAACGCGCTGTCCTACGGGTAGCTTACCCACGGGCCAGAAGTGACTGCAGAAGTCGAGATTAGTTACAGTCTCAACGTCGCGAAGAGGGAAGCCCAAGGTGGAATAGGCTTCACCTCTGAGAGGGTGCGGTTCTTCAACGCAATCGTCGCCGGCGCACAGCGCACCAAACGACAGCGGCCCTGTGACGGCCGGCTGAGATGCCAGGAGAAGCTCAGCTGCGATCGCGCGACGCGCGCGAGTGCAGGTGTTGAAGGCAGAGGTTTGGTTGCGCCCGGTCTTCGTCATACCAGGTTGAGTTTGAGCGTAGATGGTGCCGTCGCTGAGGATGTAAACACCCCAAGCGAGAGACATCTCAAGGGCGTAAGCCGCATCGCTGACGGGGTGCCCGCGAGGGACCCCCATAGCAGCCATAGCGTGCTCCGCGTTGAGTTCAATGTCTAAGACGGTGACCGAAGAGTCGAACTTGGGGACGTCGCTTTTCATTTTGGCACCGGGACCGACAGCCGCATGAAGCAGCTCGGAATCGTCAGTTGTAAAACCAACGCCGATTGCGCTAAAGCTCTCAAAGCAACGATCCTTGAAATCGTCGTTGAAGGTGCCGTAAATCAAATCTTCCACGCAGCTGGTGACTATGCTACCGCCCGCGAGGCCGCGAGCGGTTTTTCCGACCTTGACTGGCTCAAACTTTATGCTGAAATTGCAGAAGTCTGAGCAGAAAGTGCGGTAGTAATCCTGCCAATCGCGACACCTAGGGCCCACGAGAGTGAGCACAACGATGCGCGCCATAATCGCCTGATTCAGGTCGACGAGATGTTCGTCAATGACCTGACCCTTGGTGGCACCAAGAAGACACCCTGGGAAGCCCGGGTGCTTAGAGCGGTTCTGGTTGCAGATTGCAGATAGCACGTCGTCAACACGCGGGAGCCCCTCGAGGAACCAAGCTGGCTTGGCACACGGAGGGGTCATCCCGAGCATGCTACGATTAGCGACGCGGAGATAGTACTCAGCCTCAGCGCTCTCAGTGCGCATGAAGCTAGACAACTCACTCAGCACGAAGAGTTCATCCGCTGGAGTCTGCGACGGTAGACAATAGTCAGCCAGTCGGGGAATCAGCGGGAAGAGAGGTGTAACGTGCATGGATGTGCGGTTGGAGTAACGTTCGGGCATAGTCGCGCGACCCACGCGCAACAGCTCGGCACCAGCTACGGGGATGGTCTTATCCCTACTCAAAGGGCGCCTTCCTGTTGTGAAGAATTTGTTTCGCGACAACGCCACGGACACCAGCTCCGCGGCCCGATTTAGAAATCCGGGTCTTCTTCAGAGGTCTGCTGCGTCAGCTTTTCCAAGTCAGAGCGCAGCTTAGCGATCTCCAGGGTTTTCTTGTTGAAAAGATCCTGGGTGCGGGCAAGAGCAGAAGCAGCGGCTTTGTCGCGAACGGCCTTCTGCGTGATGTAGTTCTTCTTGTCCTTGAGCATTTTAAGCTCCTTCAGCAGGACATGCTTAACGTGCTCGTTCGGCGGGTACTTCGCCTCCTCCAAGGGCGTGAGGGTCACGACGTCCTTGAGGTAGATGCCTTCAGCTTTGATAGCGTCGATGTCCTTACGGATGTCGCGCTCTTGCTCAGCCACGCGGAGTTTGGCAAGCTCGCTGCTCGAAGGGAGTTTCGAGACAGCAGCAGCAACGACCCCCGGGTCGGCTTTCGAGAGGCTCACAATCGTCATCTTCAACTTGGCAATCTCGGCCTCCTGATCAGCGATCGACGAGGCGTTGGATGGTTGGGAAGCGCTGTCGGCTTGAGAGCCGCTCTCACGCTTCTTTCGAAAGGCGGCTCGCGCTCTTTCGATGAAGGCGTGCTCTTCCTCCTCGTCGTAGTCGAGCGCGACGTCAACAGCAGGTTGCGCACTCACGGTGGTCGGAGGGGCTGGCGCAATGGGAGGAAGCTCCTCCACGGTGGGCAGAGCGGCCACGACTCCAGGCGCAGGTTGAGGCTGCGCGATCGGCTTCTGAACCGCGCCGCTCTTCTTCTTCTTGGCGTAATCCTCGTAGTAGACGCCCCCACCGCGGCCCAACATCACGTCGCGCGCTTCACGCTTTGCGTCGCGCGCGTCGTTCTCGTCGTAATCACCCTCTTCGGCGAAGAAATCATCTCCACCGTAGTCGTAATCGGGGTCATTGTACTCCTGTTCGTTGAACTCGTTGGCCTCAGTCTCGTCCTCGTGGTAACGGGCGAACTCCATGTCATGGAGACGCCCCATCACCTCCTGGAAAGTGGGCTCGCGACCGAGATTCACACGAAGAACTTTCACGGACTCTTCGTACGCACCTTCGTCAAATCCGGCGTTTGCGAAGGCCTTGAAGCCACCGCTCTTGGCGCGGCGCTTGCCTTTACCAAAGGGCTCGTACTGAATGCCAAACTGCGAGTTGATGAACTCTTGGGCTTCGACCTCGTAATGGGCGTAGTCGTCGCCACTTTGGAGCAGAAAACTGGTCACCGCCCCAAGGTAGAGCGGATCGTCCTCGAGAGCATGCGCTTTGGTGGAATAAGGCGCGTACTCGCCAAACTTCTCAGCCATCTGCGTAAGACGGTTAAGGGACGTGTCCGGTCCAGCGGAGTAAACGCAGGTGCCATCAGGCTGCTTTCCGCAGAAAACGGCAACGGTCTTAGCGTTGCGCGTGACGCCGGCGCCTGAGGCGCCCTTGTCGAACCCATTGTCAGCGCTCACTTTCCACTTCGTGTTGATGCTGCGGACGGCGACGGGAAAAAGCCCGTTGGCGTCACGCATGCTGCAAACGAAGGCGCCGTCCTCAGACTTTAGGGGCACGATCGGAGCTGCGATCTCGGAGATGAAGGGCCCCGAGAACTTGACGATGTCGAACTCCACGTCCGCAACGTCGACGTAGAGTTCTTGAAACACGCCGCCGATGCTCGCAAGGTAGCATTTACCAAAGTCCCAAAAGAACAAGGTCTCAAGGACGTGGTAGGCGGTGACGATCTCGTGCTCACCGACG